CCCCAGTTGGAGTAGTACCTTGACGGGGGTGGAAGCCTTCCCGTACCAGACAGCCAGCCTACCGCGCAGCAAAGAAACCAACTTGACATTGTGCTTGACATACCGCACACTCACGCGATGATTCAGCCTCTGATTGATTGCGATCATGGTCTGCTCACCTGATCGAACTGCCCGTTGTGCTGCATGTCGCCAGCATCGCCGGTAGGTTGGTCGGTCGCTCTGCCTGCCGTAAGGTCAAACGCTCGCTCGGCCAGACAGTCTGCTTGAATTCGTCGAACGAACGCACCACAGCCACACTCCAGCCGTTTAGCTTCATGGCAGCAAGCATGGTCTCTTGATCGGTCGATAGAGTCCCGTGCTTGGCCTTTAGTTCGATTGCCCACGGTATCGGATGCCCGTGCGGTCCATTGTCAACAACGAACGTTAAATCCGGCCAACCGGCCTTCTCCCTGGCCCTCGGCGATAGGTGCAGATAGACAACCCGACGCCTCGACAGTTCGGCCTCGCACATGGCTTGCAGGATGGACTCACGCTCGCAATCGTGCGACTGTTGTGCCTCTTGGATGGTCACTAGGCCAAGCGATTTGCGGACCTCTGTCGACATACAGCGCAAGATATTGTCAGGCAGCTCGTTCGCGTGTGGGTTCATGCTGTTGCTCCCTTCGGCTTCTGGAAGCGTATAACGTCAGCAAATTCAGACAGTCTTCGCATGATGGCTTCCATCCTGTCTCTCTCTCCAGCAGCCGCCGAAGACCTGCTCGCTAGAGATGCTCCAGAAGAGTTCATAGTCACGATTGTTGGCAACTTCCATGCTGCACGCCTATCTAGTATCCCAAACACGGCAAACTCCTGTCCTTCTGTCATCTTGGCCTTGAACAGGTCATCAATAAAAAGAAGCCCAGTTTTGCACAATGTCGAAATCCACTCCTCTGCTGTGTCTGGATCTCCAAGATGCTTAGAAACCGACAGTCCGAACCCAACTCCATCAAAGCAAATAACGCGAGCGTTCAACATGACTGCCTTATGTATAACCAACCAAGCGGCCCTTGTTTTTCCGCTTCCTGGCTCTCCGACCATAATCAAACCACGCTTGTTCATCTGTTTGTCAAGAACAGGACTCCATGCTAGAGCTAATTTCAATGCCTGCTGATCTGGTATCTTTTTATATTCAGTTTCCCTGTAGAGAGGAGGGCACAACGACAGAAAAATAGCCTCTCGCTGTCTTTTTCTGTCCGCCACAAAGTCAAACTCATCGCTTGGCTCAGTAGAGTCTGGATCTCCCATGTTTGTTCCAATGCGCTGAATTGCCATAGAGACAGTGTGGTCTGTAAATAGTTTGTTCATTTGTTAACCGCGTGTTTCAGAAGTGGATCGTTTTCTGGATCATCGTGACCGCCGAACGATGCAACCGGAGCGCAATCGGACGCTGCCCTAGAAAGCCATGAAGCGAAGAATCGTTCGGTCATCTTCCTGCTTCGCCCTCTTGGAGTCAAAAGCCACGCTTCGGCCTTTGCCTTCTCCCTGTCAACGTCAACACCCAATGCGCGATATTTGTCGAGCATGGCTTGCCATCGAGACATACCATTACTGTTCTCATTGTGTGGTTGTTTCTGTTGATGTGACTGTGGTTGTGGTTGTGGTTGTGGTTGTGTATGCACATCGGATGCATTTGCATCTGCATTTGCATGTGCATCTGCATTGCTGTTGCTATCCTTTTCCCATCTAATTGCAGCCGCTTTGCTTCGCGTGCCAGAAAGTTCAGCCCGCTTGATCCACTCGCGCAACGCTCGGTTGTTTGCGCGTTTGCCGTTTTCTTGAACCGGAAAGGCATCAAGAACGCATTTGTTGGCTGCCAGATCGATGTCTGATAGAGATGTCAATTGGTTTACGTCGTCGGGTAGATGCCCATCATCTGACTGCATCTGCCAGCAAATCAACTGCCAGTATCCACCACGCTGCGCAGGCGACATAGTCTTCCAACGCATTGACCCTAGCAGGTCATTTACAAAGCATGGAAACCATGCTGAAGAGTGGCTCACAATTTCACCACAAGATAGTCCCCAACCGGACGCACGGTTGGAAAGCGGCCCACAAACGCGCACAGAAGTGCGTGAGGAGTTTGCCGAATTACCATGCGCAGGTTGGGAAGTTTGTTCATGTTTGTGTGTTTCTTTTACGGCGCTTTCCAGTTCGCCGGTCAGACGCTAGTGCGACCAACAGAACAATGAATATATCGTTGGGTTGGTTTTGTCAACGCTCAAAAGGGCACCTGTCCGACGTCAGGCCCATCGCCAACCCGTTCGGCCTGTACCTCGCACTCATGGATGAACCGCAGCTTCCAGTAATCGGCCGTCCGGTCAGCCGCCCGTAGCGCCTCCTCCTGCGCCAGAATGGTGGACGCTTGCCTTGCCAACTGTTCGTTCAGCCGGTCCACCTCGTCATTCCTATGGGCCAATTGCTTGCCCAGCAGGTCGGCCATTCGCAGCGCAGACCGAGTGGCCGCGCTGGCGTTCTGACTGGATTGGCGGCTGCGTGCCCGGGCGGCCTGCTGTTTTGACTGTTCGGCGGTTTGTTCGATGGTCATAAACGCTCTCCTTGCCGTCAAAACGGCATTTGATCGCCATCCACGCCCGTTTCCCAACCCGCCTGCCCAGAAACTACACCAGCGGGCGGCTGGGCGGCTTGCTGGGCGTCCTGACGGTTGGCCGCGGGTTGCCAAGTGTCGAGCGTGCAGTAGTGAGTCATTCCTGTCTTGCTGGCGCTCTTGCGTTCAGCCACAATGACGTTGCACCAGCCGCGACCCCCCTGACCTTCCGCCCATTCCAGCATCTTGCGCAGGTCGTCGGCTGGAAAGCTGAGTTTCAGCCTGTCCGCGTATCCGTTCTTGCCGGCGAGGATCTTGCCGGTCCCGATGTAGATTTTCTCGTCGCTCATGCTATTTGACCTCCGCAGCAGCAACCGCACGATAGCGAATCGCCTGCACCGTCTGGCCGCGCACCTTGACCTCTACAGGATAGATGCAGACCCTCTTGCCTGCCCATTGCGCGTAGTCGTCCGTGCCCATGATCGTGGCCAACGCTCGCTTAGTTGTCATGCAGGTGAACCCGTGCGGAAGTTTGGTCTCGTTGAACGTGATCGCGTGGCCTTGGTCCTTGCGACCGTTCTCGCCAGTGAGTTCACAAGGCTCACACGCCTTGATGGTCATGTTCCGCGCCTTGCCCTTCAGCATCTCTGCACATAACCATTTGGAACCCTCGAATATCGACCGGCTGGCCGGTTGGTTGGTTGTCTGTTCGCTCATAGGTCCATTTCTCCTTCTTCTGTTCCGGTTGTCATGTCTGTTTCTCCATTCGCTCCCCAAACGGGAAGCTCAAACGTCATAAGTTCTGCAAATGGGCCAGGAAACACGCCCGACAGCTCGCACGCCCGATAGCGAATGGCAATCGACCGTGCGCGTTCGTAGGCGGTTTCGAGAGCGGTCGCTGGTACTATGTAGCAGGCCACAGAGAATGGCGGTTTGCTCTCTTGCGCGATCATGTAAACGTGATTCGGTCTGCCCAGCCCGTGCCAGTACCACGCGAGGCCCATGTCGTAGCCCATAGCAGCGCACTGAAACATGAACTTACGGCGGCTTATGGCCCCAGTCGTCTTAAACTCCCCAAGCATGTCCGATCCAACAAAGTCAGGTCGGCCATACGCCTGCCCGTAAATTTCATCACGCCAAGCAATCGGCTTTTCAGTGTGGGTGATCTGACCAATGATCTGACGCGCTATCAGGTCTGCACGCATCGCCTCGCCCATCGCTCGGACGCGCTCAACGTCAGACCGACTAACAATCAGTTGTCCTTCGTGATCGGCCTTGAAAGTCTTCCATTCCTTGGTCCGCTTGTCGCCATCGAACACAGACACGCGAGCGAGCATTTCGGCTGGCTCAAGAAGCGCCATGTGTGCCAGCGTTCCAAAGCGCATGGCGTCGGTAGCGTCCTCGTCGTCGCGTTCGCGGATCATTTCGGCGTGCATGTGCGCCATCGAAACTGTGTCAGCGTCTATGATCGCTTTACAGATTGCGGACTTGGTTATTCCGTTTTTGTCCGGGTAGTCTCTCATGAGCCCTCACAATCCTACGCCTTGCCGGTGGACCGTTGACACGCGCCGGACGCCAACGCGGCAAGAACGCCGGAAGGAATAAGCGCACGGGTCGGCAAGGGTAGGAAGCTGTTGGTCATTCTGTTGGTCGTCCGTTTCGGCTGTCAAACCGGCGCTGTTCTCCAGCGCGAATCCACATTATCACTTCGCGTCCGTCCGCGTCAACTGCGATTTCACGTCCTGAAGTAATTGATGATCGCCGTTACGCCAGACGCGCCAACAATGAACAGCAGAACGACTATGTTGCGTGCTGCTGATTGCGGTGTTGCGTCGATGTCATGCATCAGGCTCGCGCACTGAATTGCCGCGATTACCCAGAGCGGGCAGCAGATCGCTGCGATGTTTGGTTTATGGTTCACTTCTTCACAAGCCTTTCTAGGTTGTGCTTCCCGCGTACTTCGATGCCAAGATCAGCGATTGCCACAATCAGCGCGTTTATTTCATCTCGCGTAGGTTCCACAAGTCCGCTGCCCTTTGAGTCTGCTCCGACGTTGACAAACTCAGGATTCATTTCCTTTATCCATCCAGTCAGCACAGACAAATCAAACCGCATGATTGGCTCGATTGTGACAAACGTCCGATGATGAAGCGCAATTATGCTCATGGCTCTGGCTCTTGAAGATGGTGGAGGAGCGTCCATCATCTCGTTGTGCTGAATGTTGCTTTCGATTGTAGTACCAAAGAAACAGTTGGAAGGCATCGCTCCTATACATGCTAGCATTCTGTTTGGGTTCTTTGTCTGAAACACGTATTTGTTGTCCGGCCAACATTTACAGTGAGCAATGATACGCGAGATGGTTTCGCTAGGAATACCATCAGCAAACAAATCGCTTTGGTGTTCCATGAATATGACTTTGCCAGAGCCATACTTGACGGAGAACTCCTCTTCGCGCACCCTTATGTCTCCTGCAAACGCGCCAGACCCCCAGCGCCGCTCATGTGACTGCGCGTAGCAGTATGAACAGGCGTGCGGACACTTTCCACGTAAATGCGTGTGCATGTGCGTGACCCATGGATACATGTTTCCGGTTGATTTCTTCAAGCTCACTGTTCGCCCTTTCGTTCGTTGTTCGTTTCGCCGTTATAACAGCTTTCCGGTTTCGTCTTCTCTTTTGCAGTTGGCCATGTTTCTCACAGCCTGACGGTAGTACGATGCTTTCAGCTCAATACCGATTGCCTTGCGCCCGTTGAGAACAGCGCCATAAGCCTCGCTGCCTACACCCATGAACGGCGTAAGCACAACCTCGCCGGGGTTGCTCCACAGGACGCACGCACGCTCGATCACGTCAAGCTGAAGCGGGTGTACATGCTTTTCGTCTTCTGCGTCTCGGCTCTCTGTGTAAGGCAACACGCGGTCAATGCGAATATCATCCCAAAAAGATGATGCGTACTGCCGCCATATCCAATGGCTAAAACGGTTTTCAGTCTGCTTGCCAGTGTGGCCCTTAAAAGCTTCCAGCTCGGCTGGCATCTTGCGTTCCCCTGCGTACGAGTGAAGGCCTGTAGGATGCGACACCGGAACCTCGTTTGTCCCGCGCTTGCGAAACATTAGCAGATAGTCCGCTCCTGCAACGTCTGTAAGTGTTGAATCTTCAACGATCTGCGCGTGTGCCAAACCCTTTGCCATGGTGCGCAGCCGAACGCCTAGCGGCTCCTTCCAGATTGCTCGGCGTCCAGCGAAAACAAAACCATGCTCCTCATGTGCGCGGATAACGTCTCCCGGAAAGTCAATCAAACCAGTTCCGGTGTTTGCTCCGCAACCCATGCGTGCCGTGTCTCCGTTGCCAGTTCCAGGAACATCCATAACATGTACAGCAGAGATGCGCCCCGGCTTTGTGAGTCTTGCAATCTCTGCAATCACATAACCGTAGTGTACAAAGAACTCCTGATAGCTCAGACAGTTTGACAAGTCTTTTGCGTTGCTGCTGTAGTTGTACAGCCCGCAAAAAGGAGGGGAATATATCGACAAGTCAACCTTGTTGTCTGGAATTGACCGCATAGTTTCAATGCAGTCCGCGTTATACAATGCGTAATTGTCGGTAACAACTTGCTCTCTTACAGCCATGACGGCACCTGCTCTTTCTTTGTGTATTCGTTCTTTGTTTCAAGCTTCAACTCGCGCCACATCATCCCAACAAGCTGGTCAAACATCTTGTCGGCCGCCGCGCTCTTGCGGTTGAGATTATCTAAAACGTTGTCCTGTCCATCCGTTGTAATCATGTCAACAGTAACAGGGTTGACCTGCCCGAATCGCCAGAAACGGCGAATGCTTTGATAGTACTGCTCGTAACTATGAGAAGGAAACATAGTAGTGTGCGCGCAATTTTGCCAGTTCAACCCGAACCCACAGATTGAGCTTTTTGTTACCAACACGCGCACCTTTCCTTCTGCGAACGCTACAAGCGCCTCTTCCTTGGCATCTTCACTGTCGCTTCCCTGAACCTCAACAGCACCGCGTATCTGCTTAGTCAATGCGTGACCCTCTTCGTTTAGATTGCACCATGCCACCGCCTGCCGGTCGTGCGAGTTAATCAGTTGCGCCGCCATCTCGCACCGTTCTGCCATAGTGCGCCGTAGGTCGCTGCGTTGCTCCTGTAGCCCAACAGCCGGAAGATCAAACAGGTATCCGTCTAGCGGTGCCGAGGCCTTTACCGTGTGCTTGCGAACGCTTATGGCAGGAAGCTTGAACGCTCCATCATCGAACCCAAGGTCAGATGGTTTGCGCATCGCACGCGCCCATGAACATACCCAACGCCAGAAGTCGTTTTCTGCATGTCCACGGAAGCGGTAGAATCCAGCCATGTGCTCTTGACGCGCCGTGCATGTCTGCTGCGACTTCTTGAAGAACCTAGATACCATATCGGTTGCGCCAAGCTCACCAAGTGCCTCGCTGCTTGTGCCAAGCTCAACATAGTCATTCGGGGCGGCTGTAGCAGTGCAAAGAAGGCGGTATGGTGTCTTTCGCATGAACTCCGTAACAGCCGAACGTGTAGCCCCGTCAAAGTTCTTTAGGATACTGCTTTCATCGCAGATTACAGCTCCGAAGTCATCTCTGTTGAAGTGGTGCAGGCGCTCATAGTTGGTTACCACGATCTTATCGGTTGGCTTGATACCTTCGCGCCGGTGAGTGACTTCAACTCCAAACTTTATACCCTCGCGTACGGTCTGCGGTGCCACAGAAAGCGGAGCAAGAATCAGCACGCGCTTGTTTTCGCGCTCCACAATATTCTGCGCGTATACCAACTGCATCGGAGTCTTTCCGAGTCCGCAGTCGCAAGCCAGCATTCCGCGACCCTTTCTCACAGCCCACTCGACAAGAGCGCGCTGGAACGGAAACAGCATATCCGGCATGAAAGTTGGATCGAACCCATGATCGCATCCTACCTGTTTTTTTCTCTCTAAAAAAGCTTCGTACTTCATTCTACACCTCTGTTCGTTTCGCCGTTCGGCCTTCCTCCCCCGCACCGCTCGCACCGCGCCACGCCCGCCCGATGGTACGCGCTGACGGCTTGGCAGCGGCAGAACCACCAGCCGGCAAATAGAGCGGACCATTGGCCGCCCGTCACGACGGCACCTTGCGACCGCTCGTTGCTTTTCGTTGCGAAATTAGATCGCAAACCTCGCTTTGGTACTTTGCGAAAACCTCTTGCGCGTGCTTCCACTCGTTCACCTTTTCCTCTGGAACGTCAAACGCATATTTGTAGAAGTCAGCGTTTTCTGTGATTTCGTAGACAGGATACCACTCGTCAGCATCAATTAGCACCTTCATTTCGTCTCTCCCGTGTTGTCGCGCACCTGCCGATTCCAAGCGACCGCCATATCGCGTGGGTGCGATGCCGTAGCGGTCTGGCCGCAGGACGCGCAAACGGCAACCCAGCCCTGCCGATCGTCGGTCCTGTGAAAGCGCGGCCAGTCGCCGCAGCAGCGGTAGTATAGTGGTCTGGAAAAGTGTGCGCTCGGTTTCGTGTTCATGCGTCAGCCCTCTCGGTTGTTACCAGTTTTCGCCCCAGCTATGCACGCTCTTGCACCCGGCCTCGATGTCCTTCGCAAGCTCGATAGCCTCGCGTATGGCCGCACGTCGAGCCGCAAGAGTCTCAGCGCTGATGTGCGTGTGGCGGACCGGGATGCCGAACGAGCCCCAGGTGCGCTGCTTGGATGTGGCCGGTCGAGCGGTCGCTCGCTTGCCGCGCACGCCGACAGGCTCGGCGACGGCCATAAGCTTGCGCCATTCGTCGGCTGTCATCACGCAAGACCCCATCATCGGGCATTTATTGCCGAAGATTGAATGCCAGACTTCCGATTTCAACACCTTTGGCGCTGCACCGCACAACTTGCAGACCGGCAGCTTGGTTTCGTCGCTCATGACACTTCCTTTCCCGCAACTCTTGCTTCCAGCGCAGCAATCCACAACTTGATCGCAGGAAGAAACATCCGGTAGTCGTCGTGCGCCTCGTTTTTTGCGTCGAGACGCGCCTCAAAATCACCTACCGTCCCGAGAAAACAACCAGTAGCCAAAGCATGGCCTATTTTAGTGCGAAAGATTGTCAGTGTAGACCTGCGCGAACCAAGCGGACCAATCTGAATCATATCAGCGTTGCCGTACACCAAAGCGTCGCCGGACACCAAAGCGTTGCCGTACACCCAAGCGTTGCCGGACACCCAAGCGTTGCCGTACACCCGAGCGTCGCCGGACACCCGAGCGTCGCCGGACACCCAAGCGTTGTCGGACACCCAAGCGTTGCCGTACACCCAAGCGTTGCCGGACACCCAAGCGTTGCCGTACACCCAAGCGTTGCCGTACACCCGAGCGTCGCCGGACACCCGAGCGTCGCCGGACACCCAAGCGTCGCCTTCTTGTGACAGGTTTGCCTCGGACTCAATCAACCCGCCTGACGTGCCTTCCTCAACGAGTCCGATTTTACGAGCCGCGATGATTCGCAGCATTGAGCCTTCTTGTTTTGTCGTGTACTTCTTCACTTTGTCACTTCCTTTCCAGCCCGCGCCTTCGCAGCGTCGAGCGCACCAGACACCACGACAAGCAAACGTTCTGAGTTTTCACCAAGGTTGCGCTTGCTGTGATAGTCCTGAAACATGACAAGCACGTTGGTCATGCACTCAACCTGCGCCCGAAGCGTGTCCAACTCCGTCCGCAGGCTCGCGGCCACAGACGACGTGAGGTCAAATGAACCGCGCAGAGAAGCTAGCTCTTTCGCTGTCTGGTTTCTGTCTTCAACCACAAAGTTGAACGACGCTTCCTTGTCTGCGTCAAATGCTGCCCTTTTTTGTAGCTCCGAACGCAGCTTCGCGTTCTCGTCTGCCAGCGTCTTGCAGTTCTCACAGTAGTTGCTCATGACTTCGGTCCTTCCTCCTCGATGGCGTTAAATAGAAACTCAAAAGCGGACTCCGCTCTATTACCCCACTCGGACCAACGCCCGTTAGCCGTGTTGATCGCGTTTTGAATGGCCGTCCGCAGCTTCGCGTTCTCGGCCTCAAGTTCGCAGACACGCTCTGCGGTAGATGTCCATGTCAGACCTTCAATCGGCTGGTCGCTCACTTTGCCACCTCCTTGCACATAAACCGAACGGCATCATCACGATCTCGATCGCGCCGGTCGTCACACGCATCGCTGAACGCATCCTCCATCATCTGCCAAGCGTGGTCGAAATCAACCACAGCTCCGCAGTCCTCGCACACGTCCGGTTCGCAGTGAGGTGGTTCGCCTGGATGATCGCGTGTCGCACGCTCGCCCTTGTAGACCACCACCTCGAACACCTTGCCGCACGGCATGTCCTCGTTGCCGCAGGTCGGGCAGGTCTTGTATCCTTTGCACTCGTACTGCATCGCTCGTCCTCCTCGATTAACAAGCCCGCCAGCCGCCACGAATCGCCAGCAAGCGGGCATCCCGGCGTTGTGCCGGAAAGTGTTGCTACTTGCGGTTACGCTCCATCGTGCGCCAGCTGCCAAGCTCGCGCTGGCTGTCAGGCTTGGCGACGATCACGCGCTTGCGACTAGCGCACGCTCGGCCAATGGCCTGCCGCATAATCTCGGCCTCTCGCTCTGCCTTTAGCGCAGCCCGTGCCTTCGCCAGATTGTTGCGTCCGGCCTCGCGCTGCGCCTCAGATGCAGCCGCACCGCCATTGCGTCCGATGGAAGATAGATAGCGTGTGATTGCGTTGTTCATACTTTTACTTTCCTTCGACCGTTCTGGCCTTTGCGCGTCCGATATAGGTCTTGGCCTTCGCGCCAATGCGATTGATAATCACGGCACGCTCTCCAACGATACGGCACTTGAACGCACAATAGAAAATCACAGTCGCTCTTGACTTGCACGCCGCGACCGTGCTGGAGTCCCGCGCCGTGACCGTGCTGGAGCCCAGCGCCGTGACCGTGCTGGAGCCCAGCGCCGTGACCGTGCTGGAGTCCCACGCAGTGACCGTGCTGGAGTCCCGCGCAGTGACCGTGCTGGACTCCCACGCAGTGACCGTGCTGGAGCCCAGCGCCGTGACCGTGCTGGAGTCCCGCGCCGTGACCGTGCTGGACTCCCACGCAGTGACCGTGCTGGAGCCCAGCGCCGTGACCGTGCTGGACTCCCACGCAGTG